GTTAGAAACACAATGCTTAATTACCAAGACAGTAAGCTTGTAAGAAATTTTTTAAGTAATGCTAAACGGACTCCTCTTAATTTAAATAATAGTACAGATAAAAATTCAAAAATATTATCTAATTGGAAATATATTATTGGTAAAAATCTTTTAACTCCAGAAGAAGTTAATCTAAAAGACAGAACAGGTGCGTTTGTTAGAACAGAAGACATGACTTGGAATGCAGTTATGAGAGCCTCTGAAAAAGTAATTAATGATCCTTTAAATAAAACCTATCAAAAATGGTATGCTACAGGCGATAAACTCAGAACAATAAAAGATAGCGACTATATTAATATTGAGGCTTTAAATGAATTAGTTGGCCCTGATTTTATATCAGAGTTTCAAGACCCTGCAGAATGGGGTTACAAATTACAATCATTAATTGATTTTGCAAACTTTATAGATGCTAAAAAGAAAGCAAAAACAAATCCAGATTCTATTGCATTATTTGAACCCCAAGCTCAAACTCAACATGACGGTAAACAAAACGGAATTGCAATACAAGCAATGCAACTTGGTGATGTAGATTTATTAGCTGCAGTAGGTACTATTTATAATCCTGAAGAAGGCGTAGTAATTCCTGAAGGTGATATCCGTAGAAAATATATAATGGAAATGTCATCTTCTATTAAAAAAACTTTTACACAAAGTCCAGAAAAAGTAGATCTATGGTTATCTGTAATTGACGGTATTGACAAAAACGAAGATAGAAAAGCAATTACTAGATTGATATCTAGAACGCCTTTACTGGAAGTCTCTTATGGTAAAGACCCCTCTTATAATCATGAAACTGTAATTGAATTTTTAAGAGGAAAATACGGTTACATTATTCGTGATGCTATACGTACAAGCGATGTGCTTGATTACGAAAATGAAAATCGATTGATTGAAGATTTTAATTCATTAATTAAAACAACGTTAACGGACACTTTAAACACAAAACATCAAAAAACACTTCAAAGCATGGGACTATTATGGTCTATGATGGGTAAAACACCTTATTATAAAGGACCGCTTGGTACTACTATTTTTTTAGGCTCAACTGAATTTACAAAAACGGGAGTTACAGTACCTATCCCTACCCCCGAAGGCACTATATTTAAAGATATAAAAATAAGTAAACCCACAGGGAGTAAAAGATCTAAAAGTAAAAAGATATTAAATAAAGAGACGGGTTGGTGGGAAACTGCGAAGCCTTCTAGATATGGACAAGAAGTTTCAAATCAATTGCCTGTTATTTCTATTCAACAAATTGATGCTGCTATTATGGCAAAAACAATTAATGATATTAATAATAACAGAAAGGAATCTCTTTTTATGTTACCCGTTCATGATGCGATTATTACAGACGCATCTAGTGTAGATGAATATCATGCAAGGATTAATAAAAATTTTGTAGAAGTAAATAAAAATTATAATTTAGCAAATAATATTTTAAACGGTTATAATGAAGCTAAAAGCATTTTTCAGAATACAACTAATCCGAATGGAACTTATTTAATATCTGAGGATAGTCCTTACCGCGCAATCCATACTTATTTAATTCAAAAGATAGAACAACAAAAAGAAAAATCAGGCAAGATAGTTGCACCATTAACAGGCCAAAGAGGTTTAAGAAAAGGAAAACTAGATGAGCTGATAGCTACTGTTAAATTAAATAATTGGACTGAAGATGGAGGTAATGTAACAGGTAATAATCTATTAACTATTTTTAAAGCAATTGAGAATTACGAACGACTTAAACCTAATTTTAATGAATGGAAAAGACTTTCAGAAATTGGAAAGAAGAACGCATTAAAAGAATTAGCTGAATTAATTTATGAGTATAATTAGGAGGACAATTATATGGAAAAGAAGAGCTATAATAGATTAGCATTACAAGGCGTTGATGTTGATGACATGGAATTTGTAAAGGAATTTGAATTAAATCCTCAATTAGCATATACACCTGCAATTAATGATGCGTTATTAGATAAAATGTATCAAAAAAATATTCAATATTATGTTAATGATGGTATTCCTTTGAGAGAAGCTAAGTCAAAGGCTGGACGATTAAAAGCACAAGCAAAAAAAGATATTACTGCTTTGTTGTAAAAAAAAATAACCCCACAGGGAATCCTATATGGAAACCTTGTGGGGTTTTTTTTATTTAACAAAACAAGTAATCAGAATTAATAACTTCAGATATTTGCAATACGCCAATTGTAGGAGGGAGTATATTAATACCTTTTCCGAAGGGAATAGTATCATAAAAGTTTTCTTTGTCATATAGCGTGATAAACTTTTCTCTAGTATCTACCATGAGACGTTCTGTTTCTGTAGCGTAACTACTAAACGAATCATGCACTGCACCAAAGTCGCTATCCCACTCTGCAATTACTAATGCCATATGACTAGCATCCATGCTATGAACAAAGTTAGGGCTGATACCACACATGAATCCTCTTCTATCAGGGATATCAGTCTTTTCTCTAAGTACGTGTTTAAATCTTATTTCTCCTTGCGGAGTATTAAATCCGTAGCAATCTACCTTAACAGGTCTAGTACGATAACACTCATATATAACAGGAAATCCAGATGGTGTTTCCCATTCTATAGCGTGGCCTCTATCTGTACCGTACAATCCTCTCCAATTAAGTATCTCTTGGTCAGCTAATTGTTGAAGATATTTCATAGTAGTTAATGGTCCTGGGCAGACTTCTTCAATTGCTTTTATTATTTGACCGCTAAGATCTATACAGTCTTGTTCGGAAATATTATATAAATTAGTATAACCATATTGATAACAATCGCTATACATTGATTCAGCCATTTTCTTTTGACCACAGCTGTAAGCACGAGTCATAGCAGCTCGCTTAGCAATTCCTTTTCTAATATGCTTCATTGGTATTTCTCTTTCTTCGAACCAATCAGGCATACGTTCAGTAAGTCGTTTAGCTATCTGTACATAAAAATCATTTTGCACTTTTCTAGGTATAAGACCTACTAATAGTCCTGTCTTCTCGTCTTTAGACATTGCACCAAGGTGTTGCCAACCGTTATTAGCCCCATCAATAGGTAAAGGAAGATGAGTATAAAAGTCAAGATCATCTTGTTGAGCCTTATAGTAGTTATACCACTCAATACAACAAGCTAGAAAAGAAATTTCTTTTTCTGCTTCTTTACTTATTATTTTCATTTCACCTAATTCAAGAATTTCTTCTAGGTGTTGTTGAGTCCACATTGCTCTGTCTTCTAATGTCATTTTATCTACTGAGATAGTATCTAAGCCTTCTTCTTCTAAGATACTTTTGTAATCAGTTGTAACCCAATTAGGTATTTCTTCTATATGATAAGAACGATTGTAACAACAAGCAGTATGAACGGCTAACCAGAAATTAGCAGATTCATTAAACAGTTTACCTTCTGAAAAGAGTAATTGTCCTCTTGCCATGTCTGATCCTTGGAAGTTAAAGAAAGGTTCTGAGTAATATAATCTTCCTCTATAATCAGCGTCAATATAAAAGTAAAAATCTTTAGACAGCCACTTAGCTGCAGTAGCCATTATCTCTTTTACTTCTCTGTTTTTTGAAGCTTGACGTTGATATAGCTTATCATTCTCTTTCTTATCATCTCCAGAAAACTTTTCAGTCTTAATAAACATAGAATAGTTATCTAGAATTGCTTGATGTACTTCATTATTAACCTTAAATCGAGTTGCTTGAAGTTTATTTATTGCCTTTACAAATGGTTTATCTTTATATTTAATAAACAAATGCTCTTTAGATTTGTCCCATGTTTTAATAACAGGCTTTCCATTATCTTGAAACAAAGAAGTAATAATAGGAATAGCTGTTTCACTAATACAATTAGTTTTACCAGCAATTACTTCCATCTCACCCCATTTATCAGTAGCGTGTATAGTAACTGGCTTACGACTCTTAATATGACCCACAGATATTGTTAAGTAATTACACATAACAAAGCCTTCAATAATTAAATCACCTACTCTAACATGGTCTCTAAAGTTAACATTGTTACTGTCCCAACCTTCAACTATATATTTACCTATAGCCATTGAAGTTTGAGTAATAGGCGTTTCACCCTCTGTTTTACTACGTTTAAAGCAACGTTGTATATATTTTCTGGCATAGCTTATCATATCATCTACTAAGAAATCAAGCATATCTACACCATCAGTGTCAATCATTCGCATTATTTGAATATTACGTCTAGGTTTTACACCTAGATCCTCACTACGGATTCTCGTTAAGAGATATTGTTTTATGTCCTGCATCATTTCTCTTTCTAATATCTACACCCCAAGTTGGGGCTGGTGGGTTGTGTAATGTTTGAATATCGCAAGTTATTGGATTGTAATTTGTTTTAATCCCGACTAGAATCTCATAATTTTCGACAGGGAATATTTCTTTTATTTGATCTAATTCTTCTCTTGTGCATTCAACCCATGCAACATAATTAGGATCATGTTTTAATTGTTTAAAATTGACTTGCATAACCTAATCAAGTTCCTTTCTTTTAATATTTGATATGCATCCATATATTTTTCAGATGCTTGTTTAATAATTACTTCAGATATACCTGATTGTAATATAAGTTTAGTACACTCCATACAAGGAGAAGTAGTTGTATATAGTGTAGCCCCCTCTCCATTACCATTTGTTTTTGCTAGCTTACAAATAGCATTAGATTCAGCATGGATTACATAAGGTAGTGTAGCTCCATTAGAGGCTTTACATTCATTATCAAAACCGCTAGGTGTACCATTCCAACCCATTGAAATAATATTACCTTCTTTGACAATAACTGCTCCTACTTTAAGATCACTATCATAAGACATCTCTGATACACGAGAAGCAATATCCATATATAATTCATCATAACGTTCTTCTTTAAATGTCATTTAATAAACTCTCTATTTTATTTTGACGCATTATAGCTTGACTTCTATATTTATTACGTTCTTTAGTTAACTCCTCTATTTGTTTAAGTAGATCTTTATTTTTAGCTACGGCATCATTTAACGAATAGTTTACTTCTGCCCATTGCTCATAACTTATTGAATAGCTTCCCATTATACCACCTCAAAATCAATAGTTTTATTATCAAAATAAGTTAGTCTAGTCGTGTCATGATTATACTTTGCGTTTCCAGCGGGACCAGTTCTACCTGTAAACCTACTCTTAAGCACGATGAAATTAATTGTGTTTCTAATCTCTTCGTTTTCATTCGCCATGTCTCTAGCGAATCCAATGATATCGAATGATATTTGTTTGATTGAACCAGAACCTTTGATATCATCCATGCTAGGTAGTTTGCCTTGTTCAAAAGTCGATCCCCCACCTTGAACTTTACGTAGGTGAGAGATAATTCCAAGCCAAATATTATGCTTCTTAGTAAGCTTAAGGAGATCTGACATGACTTTATCGATAGCTTCGTTACCAGTGTAACCTTCGGCTCCTTCAGATACCGCGATTGTAATATGGTCAAGGATAAGGTACTTACACCCCATAAGAGCCATATACTCGATCTTATCAATGAGAGACTCATCCCCAACAGAACCCTGATGATCCAACAATATAAGTTGTTCAGTACCAAATATAGCACGAGAAGCTTCCTCCTGTTCTTCAAGAGACACTTCGTACTCTTGTAGATTACGTTGTAATTTCATTTGAATAAACTTTTCTGCTGTATCACCGACAGATTCTTCAAGTGAAATCATACCTATTTTATCTTCAGATTTATTAAGGATATCTAAAACAATTTCTTTAATTACTGTAGATTTACCGCTACCAGTACCGCTAGTAAATAAAGTTATCTCACCAAAACGCATACCATTAGTTTTCTCATTTATCCCTTTTAAACAATCAGGATAAGCGATAGATTCTGTAGATCGTCTAGCTAAATATTGTTCCCATACAGGCTCATGACCTACAATAATGCCTGCAGGACTATAAGGTTGTGCATCCCATATAGCACGCATCACTCCGTCCTTACCTGTAGCTATATACAATTCGCAAGGATCTTTAGCAGCACTCACTGCAATCTTTACTTTGTCTATGCCAATAATATTAGCAGCTTCTTTAATTGCTTTCTTTCCAGCATTATCATTATCAAAGAATAGTACTACCTCTTCGAATGACCGAATCCAAGTACGATCATTAAGTAAACTCTTTAAATTACTAGCACTAGCAATGCTAACAACAGGATAGATTTTATTATAATGATCAAGAGACGCTTGTGCAACTGCCATTGCATCAAATTCTCCTTCCGTGATGACGAGACGCTTACCGCCAGCTCCAAAGCTTTTGCTACCAAAAGTCCTGACATTTTTAAAGTCTCCTACTGTACTAAATCGTTTGGGTAAAGCTCTAGTTTTATATGCAACTAGTTCTTCATCTTTATAATATGGATAATGATATGCAGTAATATTACGTTCACTATCATAGCTAACTCGAACACCATAGTGTTCTGCTATTGTTTTAGTAATTCTCCTGTCTCGACAACCACGAGCATCACCTGTATTACTCTTAAACATTTCGATATTAAATTCAGTATTATCTAGAGGCATTTCCTCTTCCTTTCCTATTTCTTTTTCATAATAATTACAAACAAAACAATACCCATGGTTATCATCATATATTGTAAAGCCATCTGATGACGGACAAGTAGGGCATTTAGTTTTACCTATTTCTTTACTCTCCGTAAATTCTTTTTTCTTTAGCATAACGAGCTTCCTTTCTGCGATGCCTAGCTCTGTTTGATTTATTTATTTTTTCTGCCTTTTGATTTTTATTATTAAATATATCTATTAAATCTTCATCCCAATCCTTTTCGGTAACTTCATTTTTCTTTGAGGGGATTATCGTATGCTTACGAATATCATTATAGTAAGGATTACGCATATTCTTCTGCGATCTCAATTTGTCTCTCCATATTTTTCATTGAAGGTTTAAATTTAATTTCATGAACCCATTTGTTATACCAACTATTAGAGCATAGCGCATGAGTTTTTAGTATCATAAAGGCTTCCATGTAGCTTAAGTCACCTTTCATTTCGCAAGAAAATAATATACTGAATATAAAATTTTCTTTACCTGCAGCTTTGATTTCATCGTTAAGCTCAAGAGAAGAACTAGTATATCCTTTCCAGCTCGTGTGTAGTGTTTTAACCCCAATGTATCGTTTAAGGTTTTTAGTATCTGTAATTATATATAAGAAACCATAATGCGATTCATCAAATGCTTCAGGGTTTATTATAGTCCAATGGCTTTCTACTTTGATATGACCCTTTACATCATCAGCAATTGTTGGTGTAATGCCATTAAGAAAATAAATAGTTAATGGACCTTTAAATCCTTTCTTTAATTTAAATCTATATTTATTTCTGCGTTTACAACGTATTTCACCATGTTCTTTTGTAATAATACCACACCAATTATTAGTATCGAATTGTGTAACACGTTCTACCTGAACGTTATGCCAACGCTCATGATTATTAAATCTTAAAGAAGTCATTATGTCTCCTTAAGATATGAATACCATTAGCAGTTTCCATTAGCTTATCTTTCCATTTATCTCTGCCATATTTAGCTCTATATGCAGATAAAACTCTAGCCTTACGTCTAGATTTAGGTACACCTGCAAGCATCTTTTCTGCTTTCTTTGGACCTATTTTAGGAAGCCCTGGAAGATTATCCGTAGGATCTCCTTTAAGCATTTGTAACCAGTAATGCAAGTCAGCACTGTCTTCATCTATCTCATAGAATTTTGAATGTTTGGGGTTATAATGTTTACCTTCAATACAATCTAAATCTTTATCAATATGAACTACAGTGTGATCAATACCTTCTTCGCTTAACTCAATAGATTTTATTCTTACCATATCGTCAGCTTCCATTCCATCCGAAGGTATAGCTAATCCTTTGTCTATTATCGCCTGTGTTAAAGGACGAAACAAGCTGGCATCTTTCGGTGGATCTTTCCGATTAGCTTTATATTGTGGACATAACTTATAACGAAAGTTATCTTTACCTCCGCAATAAATAAATTGTTCATCAGACCACACAGGATCAACCCAGTTCTTTTGAAGTATAGCTTTATAATTTTCTAAGGCATCTTCAATAGTGTCTTGTTGCCATGCGGCTTGATAGATACAACTATCAACATCAATTACTGCTATCATTACTCATTCCTTTCTAGATAATCTGTCATGTAATCATTCCAATTACCTTTAAGTTCATTTTCTATTTCATTATAATAAGTAGCATTATCTAAATGAGATAGTAATTCATTTTTCCTATATCTCATATAGTCTCTGTATTCATTCCAATTTTCTGCTATGTACATATATTCTGAGGCTATCTCATAAAATTGATCTTCTAATTCCATAGCTAATCTTTTCATTTTTCCCATTGTACTTCCTTTCTAGTGTACATCTGCGTAACAATTACCAATAACACCATCACCATTCATACAAGTAACTCCAAAACGTTTAGGTGCTTCTCTAAAAGCTTCTATACAAATTTGTCTTACTCTTTCTGCATGAGCTTCATGTGCTACCCATGCCATTTCATCATGATAAAAGATAACTGGATAAGCATCTAACTTTTCAAGAGTTATGAGATTTGTAGCATAACTGATAGCTGCTTTACAAGTAATTGCTTCAGCTGATTGGAGTAAATAGTTTAAAGATTGATGAGCAGAGCTAACATAAACCCTACGACCATCCAAAGCAGGAATAAACGCATCCCCATACCCAGAACGAGTCTGGTTGTATATCTTATCCAGCTTTGCCTTAATCTGTCCGAGACCTGGAATTGCTGATTGATATTTTCGTTTGGAAGAATCCCCTGCTTTCGCATCAGGTTTACCTGTAAGTATAGTTCCCAGCTTTTTACCACCGCCACCAAACAGATAAGCATAAAGCCAACGTTTAGCATCACCTCTACTACTACCCAAGATGTTTGCATTATAAGAGTGTATATCTCCATTTGTTACTTCCTTAGTAAATTTGTCATCACCGATATAATGACACAAGGCTCGCATTTGATTTCCTGCTGAATCAGCTCCAACAATTCGGTAGCCTTTTTCTGCAATAAAGAGGGAACGCATTTCTCTTCCCCAAGCCGCTTCAACGCTTGGCAAATTGGTAATGACTTCATGTCTAGCTCTGAAGGTTGGCGTACCGATAACCCACATTCTTCCATGTAGCCTATTTCCCTTAACCTCTTTAAGCCATCCTTCGAGAATAGATTTTCTAGATCGCGTTGTATAATACTTATCGATGTCATATCCGATATCTCCTAATAAAGCTAATGAAGTAGAGGTAAGCTTTGGACTAGTTTTATGAAACTCATAACCTACTTTCTTATAGTTCCAGTCATCAGGTTTCCAGCCAATAGTATAAAGATATTCTTTAACTTCTTCCATGTTACCAAGCGTTACTTGTGTTTGATAACTGCGTTGAAATTCTTTTTCAGGTTTCCAATCTTCTATAGAAGGCTCATAACCTAAATACTCTGTTAAAAGCCTTCGAGTAACAGCTGTAAAGTCTCCTTTCTTAGTATACTTAGCTGTTTTAGGTTGTTTATCTACCCATATAGTCATCTCAGGTAGTTTAGGATGAACACGAGATTCAATATCTTCTAACTCTTTAGACATTTCTGAGTGAAGAGATTTAGCTTTATCAATATCAAACAACCAGCCTTTGCTTCTAACTAGTTCTTCAAAGATTGCAGCATCATGTTCAACACGTAAGCCTTCTGCAATCAAAGGTTTAGTTTTTACTTGTAGTTTAAATTCTTCCATAAGCACATCAAATACTTTATGGTTTAAATCTACATCTCTAACACAATATGTTAGCATTTCTTTAGTGTACTTATCCCATTCATTAAATTCAAACTTAGAATAGCCAAGGGCTTCACCCCACGAACCTAATCCATGTTTATGTTTACGTTTATAGTTAAGTACTTGACTCATAATCCAAGTGTCATATAACTTCTTGTTAAATAAGTCATTTCCTGTTAATCTTTTAATAACAGATAAGTCATAACCAATAATATTATGGCCAATTAAAGCATCAGCGTTTTCTAATAAGCTATAACCGTTATCTAAAGATAAACAATTCTTATCATAATCAGAAAACTTATATAATGTATTAGTATCTACGTCTTTAGCTACAATACACCATATTTGTGTGGCTTCAATACCATCAGTTTCTATGTCGAATACTAATCGCATTCATTTTCCTTTCTATCTTCACACAATGGACATATAAATTCATAATTGTTTTTATAATCTAAAGGTGCAGTTGTGTATTCTACGTTACAAACAGAACACTTTTGTTTACTTATTTCTTGTTTTAAGAAATCAAATTGATTGTTCATAATCACATTTCCATTTAAATTCTACGTTTAGATCTTTAAAAATACTACCTATATCATTAGCCATTTGGTGTGATCTTTCTTTACATTCTTTTTCAGTGTGATATGGACCCCAGATATCTTCAAACTCTTGACATATGCCTGTTTCAATTACACACATTAATACTAAAGCTTTAAACATAATTTATTCATATACTTCATAGTACACATCTCCATTCTCTCTAATTTTACTGTCTTCATATTCAGATACAAAGCGTCTATAAAACTCCATATTAGCACCTGTTAATGCGCCCATAACATCATTACATGTTTGATAATTAAGACCTTTTTCGCGTACAAAGTGATGTATCATAATAGCAATAAGGTATTGAAGTTCACCTGCTTTATTTGGTGGTGTATCTTCAATTGCGCTTTCAATCCATATAAAGTTTTTACGGTCTTCTTGAGTAATGTAAGGCATTGTTTTTCCTTTCTAAAGTTCGCTTGAATCTTCTCAATAATAATAAGTAATTGAATCAATACATTTTTCTAAAGAGAAATATTTTTCTGTATAAATACTCTCATAGAAAGGATGTATATAATCATCTTTGTCTGCCCATAAAATAATTATTTTATTTTTGGTATGGGCAAACATTAACTCCATAGAAGTACCAGTGCCTCTACCGCTACTTCTACGGACATCTGCAAGAACAACAGTACTATTTGCTATGTCTTGCATATCCATTTTAAATATTCTTCTACAAGTATTTTGTGATTCTGTTTGCTTTTCACTTAAAAATAATTCCTCATGAAAAGATACTCGTCTTGTAGGATCAAGAGAGTTAATCCCTAAAGCTCCCAAAGAATTCGACGCCCGAATCCTCCATCCAAGCATCATTTCTTTTGTTGTGTCCTCCATCGGACCTGCTAGATAAACGAAGTTTTTCAGCATCTTGTTTCCTTTCTTCTGCTATTATAAAATCTTTTATCTCTTTTAATTTTTCAGCTAAAAATATATGATACAATCTATTTGTAGTATACTTTACTATTTTTGCATCACCATACTGAGCCTCTATTATATTTTGTTCACACCAATAATCAACTGCATTAGTGAGTTGTGTTATTGTTTCCTGCAAACTCTCTCTTAATTGATTTGATGACATCAATTAATTTCTCCTTTGATTCTTTACTTAAAGCTATTTCATTATCTTCACTTACTATAATTTCTCCTTCTTGCATAAACCAATAACATAAGTCAGAAAATTGTAAGAATAAAGTAAGATATAGTTCATGATCTTCTTCAGGAATCAATTGTCTAATTAATTCTCCACCGAAAGAAGACCATAATGAAACTATTGAAATAGTTAATAGCATTTGTCCTTCATAATTATTATCTTCTAATTCAACTTTTATAATTTTGTGAGATTTAAAATCAATTATATCACCCATTAAAAATCTACCTTGTCTATTTCTTCTGGTACATCTTCGTTATCTTCGATTTCAAAATCAACTGCTTGCGTAGGTTGATACTTTAATAATTCAGTTACTTGTATTTTAGAGAGTATAGACCCTACTCCTTTTCTACCGCTAACATCGTAAGGATATTGAAATAACATTATATTTCCGATAGAACCATTACCAATGGTAGTTCCATCAATAGACTGTTTGTTACCATCGAGTACTTCAGGTGGTGTATTAGGATTTCCGTCTTTGTTGATTGCTTTACGTTTAATATTTGATTTATAATAAACTCCATCATCATCCTTTTCTGTCTTAGTAGTTAAATAGAATTTATCTTTCCATTCTTTAGCTTTCTTTTCATCTCTAGTACGTATTTGTACTTCCCATTGTGAAGTTCCGAATGGACTTACAGGTGTTACTACTTTTGCCCAGTGTAATTCTGCGTCTCTAATAATTACTGTTCTTTTATCATCTAGCATACTCATTATCCTCTTTCTTTAAAGTGTTTATTGATTTCTCTTTCGGCATTACTTATAGTTTCTTCACGTTCTAATCGTTTCATTAGAAACTCAAGATACCATTTTACTTTACCTAATTCTTGTAGCTTATCGTCTTTCTTCCCATAACGCATAAGATACTTGTACATCTGCCCCATAAGATGAGCTTCATAACCGTTCATATCTTTAAGCATATAAACCATCATGTCCATATATTCGTACCCTGGTAGTATTTCTTTATAATGCTTAGGGCTTATTGCGTTGTTTTCTTTAGACATTTCTGCCTTCCTTTCTGCATCTAAAAATGCTTTGTAGTGTTCGTATTTCATTCAGATACCCCTTCCCCCCTATAAGGGGGTTTTATAGGTGTACCCTCAAGTATTAAATAATTTTCATCATAAGAAACTTTTTGAACATCAAAGACATATCTTAGTCTTATTCGTTGTTCTGTTATTTGATTAATAATGAAATCTTTATTCGCTTTGTTCCTTACTATCATTATCTTTTGCATTCAATGATCCTTTTAACGCTGATATAAAACCATTTTCAGACATTATTAATCTATCTAACTTAATTTTAAGGGTAGAAGATTCATCTCTAATATCATTTATTTGTTTAATAAAGTATAATTCGTTAGAGTCTAAGCTATCTAACTCATATTCAACGTTATCAATAGTTATTGTTTTTGTTTTTTCCTCGTTTAAAACCATCCTAGTTTACTCCCATTGTGTATAATAATAAAAAAGCAAGCAACCAAGTGAGTGAGTACCCAAAAGGTACGTAACATAGCGGCAATATCACTTTCATAGTTTTCATTTGATATTTTACTCCCTATAGTTTTAGCCCATATTCTCCATGCTTTACTTTTCATAGTTCTTTCTTTGTATTTCTGTATAAGCTAGTCGAGATATTTCGTGTCGTTGTACACCAATATCTTCTAAGGTACTATCAGGTAGCTCATGTAGTTGACGTATTACTCGCCTAGTAGTTCGCCAATCTACTATATACCTTATAAACCTTGTTAAATAATTTTCTAATGCTAGTTTTTTCATTACATCTCCTTTATCTTTATTATTTCATCGCTTATTTCTTGTTCACCATAAAGATTTACAACATAATCACTATAATTATTCCAAAAGTTATCTTCAGCTTCGTATCTATCCTTCGCTTTTAATTTTACTTTATATGCTCTTACTTCTTTAATTGTTAATTCAAACTCAGTCATTTATAAAACCCTTTTACAGTTAAAATCTGCTTCATATATTCGTGTTTTACCTTTAACTTTCTCGTAACACTCTACTATATCAGTAGTCTCTATCCATACTTTAGCACCACAAGATAGTGGTTTGTCTGGACTATAGACTATTTCTGTTATGCCATCTACTATTACTCTATCACAATAAACATTTTCTTTGCCAGCTTTTACTGTGATAACAGGTTTACGCTCTCCATTCTTATTGTTTGAGCGAATAATGTGTTGATTAATGTGTATTCTTTTAAGCATCTTTTGCCTTTCCGTACTGTATAGTTTTACCAGTACTTATTCTTTTCTTGTGAATAAATAATTGACTTGGTGGTTGTTCGTAATACTCTTTTTTCTCAAAGTTTATTACCTTATCAGTCATTAAGCGTAATACTTCTTTGTACTCTTCGACTGTCATTGATACGTCCATCTTAATATTTTTCCACTTCTACTACATAATTTTCTATTACTTTTTCACCATAAGGATGACCACTATTATTGTAGTAATCCTCAATAGCCTCTTCTTCACTTTCTGCTTCTACGTCTACATAATAACCTATTTGTTCACTTATGAGTAGCCTATAAGTATTCATCAATCAAATCCTTTCCGATTTGTTTTTCTAGTTGTTTATCTATGTCTGATATCTCTGATATAAGAGAATCAGCTTTAGTGTGTGTAGACCCTATTAGGTTTTCAAATACAACATCGTCTTCTATTGAGTCTAACTGAGAGAATAAGTCAAAAGAGTGCATTAGCGCACTCTCTATTCTTAAAAAGTCTCTAATCTGCATACTAGGAACTTCTTGTTTAAACCAGATATCCCATGACATATAATCAAAGGATTTACTATTTTTAAACTTAGCTCGTAGTTCGTCTATGCGGCTTGACATAACCTTATTATCCTTTCTTTATGCTTAGCGTAATTTTTGGAATATTTATCATACACAATTGTATCATTTGTTAGTCTATCTGAGAATAAGACTACAACGTCTCTTGTTTTGTTGTATAACCATATTGCACTATCAGTATGATAAACATATACGTTTCGACTATCCGTTCCATAGTTCATAAAGAACTTAAAGTGATTATTGTATATAAAACGTTTACTCATTCTACCTCACCTTCCTCATATCTTAGTTGTTCTCTTATATATTCTTCTTCCCAATCTCTAGTTTGTTCTACTGATCCTTCTATAATATCGTTCTTTATAAGAGCCTTATATACGTCTTTAGGTGCATCTTTAATTAGCTCTTCAGCGTAATCGTAGTTATCCTCACGGTACGCTTTAAGGATATTACTTTCGTAGTACCCGTAGATAGCTGGTGTTCTCTTCATAGTATTGTCCTTTCTGTTTTCTTATAGGTATATATCAACCCCCCTATAAGGGTGTTTTTAGGAAGTTTCGTCAGTACTATACGATCTCTATGTGTTTTTCAAGATAATACGGATCAGCGTCTACAATCTCTCTATAGAAATCAATGTATATTGTGACTTCTAAATATTTATCAGTTTTAATTAAAGACACTCCTTCTTCACCACGTTCATTAACTACAAGGTTGAAATCAACAGATATTTCATCTATTTTCATTCTAACATCACCACTAATAATATCAGTCTTCTCGTAATAGTGTCTTATTACGAAATGTTCATCACTCTCATCCCAGATATCCCAGTTGAGGCTATTTAAGTTATCGTCTATGAATTCTATGTTATAGTATATAGACTTCTCTTCTATTTGTAGGTATTTGATTTCCATTATGTAGTCCTTTCTATTCTATATTTTTTAAGTTCATATTTTAATACACTCAAAAGTACATTCTCAGTAACATTCCCACGTAAACTACTCACCTTTACCTAATAATACCAAAGTGGTCCTATTAATAGTACCAAAGTGTTACTATTAAATACTTTTAATAACTTACTACGGTAAGAGGTCTCAGTGTTTACTGTGAGTATTACTATAAATAGTACCAAAGTGGTCCTATTAATAGTCTCAAAGTGGTTTTATTTAATTACAACTTTTTGTATATTAAAAAGAATCTAAATACTAGTATTAAAAATACTATTAAGCCTATAATAATAGCCATTATTTGTATATCTTACTATTTAATATACGATCTACTATTCTTCTAAGAGCTTCATTAATAATATCATTTTCTACTATATCAAAGTCCTCTAGTGTTCTACCATCTGACATCCAATCGTTGTATTGTCTTTCAGTAAAGTTCATAGAAAATTCTTCAGATGCATTATTAAGTGCATCATCAAGTATTTCTACAAGATCATTTATTTCTTTATCGATATTCATGCTCCAGTTCTCCTTCTGCTTTCGATAAGTTCTAGTTGTTGATATTCTTCTTCATCCCATGTCTCAGGAATTCTGAGTGTGCGATCTTGAAGTTCAGCCGAGATAGCTTCATGTAGCTCGGTTAAAGATGTTGTACTCATATTGAGTATATCTGTTATGTCCATGATATTTCCTTTCTTTTTTCATGGTAGGACTTAAGTGTCCTCTAGGAGAGACTCTTTCGAATCTCCCCATGAGGCTACTTAGAAGTCAGCTTTGGCTTCTTCTGCAGCTTGACCTGTACCTATGATATCAAAATCAATAGAACTTTCTTCTTTATATTCTATGAACTCCGTAACCTGTACCGCAACCAATATTGTCTTAGTACCAGATTTACCAGCTACATTCCAATCATATTGATATACAATAATATTACCTTTAGAACCATTACCTATCTTTCCTTCTAATGGTCTTTTAACTTCGTCTACAACACGTACAGGAGTTTCTTGTCCCTTAGCATTAGTAGGCTTTCTGGTTATGTTAATAGAAAACGAACCATCGTCTTGTGGCTTTACTTTACCATAAGCTGACATTTCCTTAACTCGTTTCTTCGGGAATCTAACCTGAAGATCGTAGATAGTAGTGCCAAATGGTGTTTCTACTGGTTTATCCAACTTTGCCCAGAAGAAAGTTAAGTCACGTAGGATGGTTGTTTGATTTTCGTTTGCCATGTTATTTTCCTTTCATAGCGTTATAGGACAGGATTGTCCTTTAAGAGAGACCCGTTAGGATCTCCCTAGAAGGCTAATCCGCTAGCAATGCTAACAGTATTGCAGTTATCATAAAACTGTAAGATACTATGTGTACTATTAAATCTACCGACATTTGTATTTATGCTCCTTTAACCAACATAAAGCACATAACCACCAACTGGAATAGTTAGTAACTACAGCTTTATCTTTACAACGATCACATTTAATCGAATCCATAACCATTCTCCTCCTAATGTCTTAAATCAGTACGACCTCGACCTATTATAGATATCCTATCTAATCCACTTTTGTCATATTGAATAGCGTCTAACTTTTCCGCTAATTCTCTTTGTATAGATTTTTCTCGGTACTCTTCTATACGTTCATTGACAAGGTCTATTTTATCTAACCTAAGTCTACTATTGCCTAAATCTTCTAGGTCTTTTGTTATATTACCGTACCACATACTGTACTCCTTTCGTGGCCTATTAGGGCATAATTACCCAAGAGGATAGCTTAGGAGCTACCCACTTAAGCAATTAAGAAAAAGCCCCGAAGGGCTTTCTCTATATTTTATTATTAACAATACATTCTATATCTATCATTTCATCAAAAGCTTGCTGTATCTCATCTTCATACTTAGTACGAGGATCATCAAACTCTTCGTTTTTAGCTACAGCTAACATCATCTTTCGATTAAATGAATTAATAATTTCTTGATTAGAATCAGAAACAAGATCAATGTATTTTAATTTAGCCTTTAGTAATAAGTTTTCTTTAAGGAGATTTACAGCTTGATTTTGAATATGCGTGTACTCATCCTTAGTGACCATGTTTTCCTCTTGGTTAAGAGTCTCTGTGTCCATATATCTTCCTTTCGATATAGTTTGTTAGGGCAGGATTGCCCTTGAGGATAGCTCAACGTGTAGGGAGGAGAACACGGAGCTATCCACAAGAATAATCCTACAACTTAATTTCCGAAGAAATCATCTGTTGCAATTTTAGCTGCTTTTCTTGCATCTACTTCCCATGGCGATGTGTAATAGTCAGGATTAATAAATTCTTCGTCTTTCCAGATCTCCACACCAGTATCAGATTTCAACACACCTGCATTCCACTGTGCAACATGACGTAACTCATGGAACAAAGTGTCTACTGCCTTGCGCATGTTACTATTATAGGAAACCATAATCCTGTAATCCTTGTTGGCGATGCTTGTTACACGACACCAACCCTTCGTTATAGAATCTTCTCTATCTTCAGCATTTGGCATGAACCGAATATCAACACCAACATCGTCCCCATTTTCAGAAGTAAGACGCAGACGACGGATACCATAACGAACAGCCTCAATAAACACAGCATTTTCTTCCGCAGAGAGATTAACATGATCGAAGATAACAACGTCATCAGAAATGTTTACAACAGAAGGCGTGTGAACACGAACATTAGAGAACCAGCTGTCAACCGACCAAGAACCCGAAGCTTCAAACACAACAACGTTATCAGCCCAAACGAACTCTTCAAGCAGAGACTTCAGAGCAGAAGAGAAGTGTTTACAACGTCGAGAGAAGCCATCGGCACAGACAGCAACAAGATAGCCGTTAACAACAGAAACAGAACGAACAACAGTAGGCAGGGAAACAGAACAAGCCATGACAAACCTCCACACAGCAAAAAGACGGGAAAGCGCCCGACACGCAACAGGGCAACACGCCCAGAAGAACGAAGGGGGGACCCCGAAACAAAGAAGGGTACCACACAACGCTACACATCTTTTTTACACACAAAAGAAACCTAACCCCTAGAAAAATAACACACCCTTATAGGAATATATTGAGGACTCCTAAGATGAATAACAAACAGAAGCTAGAACTTCTAAAAGAAAAGGCTAAGAGAGAACGAGTTAAGAGATATCTCGATGATTTTAAAGCGTTTTCCAAAGAACAAATAAGAATTATTACTAAGAATGCCAGTATAGGCTTCGTTCCTTTCGAATTTAATGACGCTCAAGAGCGAGTTAATGAACTTATTGAAGAACAACGTCAGGCTACAGGTAAAGTGAGAGCTATTATTCTCAAAGCGCGACAACAAGGTATCAGTACTTACTGCGCAGCTAGAGTTTTTTGGAAAACTTTTTATACTCCTTATACTAAATCAGTTGTTATGGCTCACGATAGTGCAACAAGTGACGCATTATTTAATATGAGTAAGAATATTATCGATAATATGGAGTATCCTCCAGAATTACAGAAGTCAAATGCTAAGGAGATTCTATTTGAACATAATAAATCGGGTTATCGCCTGTATACAGCTGGCGCGAAAGAAGCAGGCAGAGGCACTACTCCAACAATTGCCCACTTATCGGAAGTAGGGTTCTGGCAATTTGACGAACAGATACTAGCAGGACTATTTCAGGGTATTTCTCAAGAAAAAGGTACTGAAGTAATACTAGAAAGTACAGCTAATGGGGCTAGTGGTGAGTTTTATCGTCTATACCAAGGAGCAATTAAAGGAGAAAACGAGTACATCCCTATTTTTCTACCTTGGTTTATCACAAAAGAGTACAGGAGAGATATTCCTGTAGGATTTGAGTGTGATGAAGAAGAAAAAGAACTACAAGATAAGTACGATTTGGATAATGAACAAATATATTGGAGAAGATTAAAGATAGCGGAGTCAGGGGAACGAAAATTTAAGCAAGAATATCCTACAACTCCAGAAGAAGCTTTCCTAGTGTCTGGAAATACTGTGTTTGACGGAGAAGCCATTAATCGATACCAAGTACGAGCACCAGATTATGTAAGATTATTCGATGAAAAGAGTAATTACTTTGAAGATCGTAAAGAGGGGCATTTAGAAATATGGAAGCCCCCTAGTTTTGAAGATAGATTTATTATTGGGGCAGATGTAGCCCTAGGTGTAGGGCAAGATTACTCTACAGCTGTAATATTTAACAAAGATAGAGAGGTTTGTGCTTTATTTAGAGATAATCGGATAGATCCTAGTTATTTTGGAGATATTCTTTTTTATCTCGGCAGATATTACAACAATGCGCTACTCGCTGTTGAAAGTAACTCATTAGGAATAGCTACGCTTAACAGACTTAAACAAATGAACTATATTAATCTATATTATCAGACTAAAGCAGCAAGTCTTCTTAATGATGAAGGTGGAAAGCCAGGATTCAGGACTACGGTTTCGACTAAACCTATGGTTATAGGGAATCTTAAAAGAGGTATTGAGGATTTTGACATACAAATAAGTTCAGACACTATATTAGGCGAATTAAGAACTTACGTTGCAGCTGAAAATGGAAGTACGAACGCCCTTGCAGGGAACTATGATGATACAGTTATAGCACTAGCAATAGCATTTGAAGCTTACAGAACTCATCAACATAAATTAACCGATGATACAGTATCTTGGCGAGAAAAAGCTAGTAGTATACAACAGGAGATTACCCCATGGCTATAAATAAAGAACATCCTGGGATTGAAAATTTAAAACCGATTACTAGTAAAGAGATGTCAGAACAATACAGATTAAGAGGTCTTGAAACTAGAAGAAAAAATAAAGAGAAAAAAGAGTTAGCTAAACAAACTATTATTGCTATGAAAGAACTAGGTGATGAAGCACCAGATGCTATGGCAGCATTAAATTATGTATTAGTACAGGCAATGGAAGAAGGTGACACTGAACAGATTGTTAAGGTTGCTAGTATACTTGCAGAGTATCAAGCACCAAAGTTATCTCGTCAAGATGTAACACAAACAAATATCGATGCAGCTGATTTGACAGACGAAGAGCTACAGGAAGAGCTTGATAAGCTCACCTTACAGTAAAAAACTACCATTGTCCTCGCCTAGTCTGGGCTGCTAGGGGTAGGTAAAGCCCATTTATCGGAGGATTACATGAGTATAAAACATAAACTAATAACTGCTTTAGAAGCACATGCTGAAGGCCATATAAAAAAACACTTAGCTAATATAGAAGTATATTTAGAAAATCCTGTTGGAGTAGGGGAACACCCTGATATTATTGAAGCAATAGAACAAGAATTAAATGAAGTTGCTAAATATCATGATCAATTAGAAGTTATAGAGCAATACTTTGATACATATCAAGTTTAAAGGATTTAGTTATAAGCCAAGAAAAAAATACAAGTCGCCAATAGTGGAGCATATCGATGAACAAAGCTGGACCTCTCGCAAAGAAAAAAACCAAGAGCACAGTAAACAGCGCAGGGAATTACACTAAGCCTGGATTAAGAAAACGTATTTATCAAAGAATTCTTGCAGGAACTAAGGGTGGAAAGGCTGGACAATGGTCTGCACGGAAAGCACAATTACTCGCTGTTGAATACAAAAAAGCAGGTGGAGGGTATACAACATGAAGGGACCACTCTCACCTAGATATTATTCTACAGGAACATTAAGTAAACAAGCTGCATCTCTTAAAAAATGGGGAAAGCAAGATTGGCAAACTAGTGATGGAAGTAAATCTGGTGAATCTGGAAAACGATATATGCCTAAAGCAGCATTAGCAAAAATGACTGCTGCAGAAAAAGCAGCTAATAATAAAAAGAAAAAGAAAGGTAAGAAACAATTCGTAGCTAATACTAAGGCAGGTAAACGTGCTATGCAGGCGATAACATAATGAATAAACAGTTTGAAGAAGATACACATTACGCAGAGTACGATCTTGATGGCGATGGTATTATAACTGACGATGAGTTAGAACACGCTAAAGAAATGAAGAAAACAGAGGCAGAACAACGTAAGCTTAGAGCGCAACGTAGAATGGCTACTGCAGTTCTTTGTTTTATGGCGGTGTACACTATACTTATGTTTATGCCATTTATACCAGATTCTAGAATAAAACTTTTAACAGACCTTAGTAACTTATTATATATTACTGGAGGTGGAATAGTCGGAGCCTATATGGGTGTGTCGGCATGGATGAGTAAAAAATGAGTATAGAAGTTGGAGGTGAAACCTTTAGCGGTTTAAACAAACCTAAAAGAACACCTAATCATTCCACTAAGTCTCACGCTGTTGCAGTTAAAAACCCTAAAACAGGACGACCAAAGCTTATTAGATTCGGAAGTCAAGGTGCTAAAGGTAGCCCCAAAAAGGCAGGTGAATCAGAATCTTATAGAAAAAGAAGATTAGCTTGGAAAGCAAGGCATAAGGAAGACATAGCAAGAGGACCAATGAGTGCAGCTTATTGGGCTAATAAAGTAAAATGGTAGGTCCATTATCAAATCCTAATGATCCTTATAATTATGAAGATAAATTATTAAGTGATGTGCTATTTAAAAAAATGAGGGAATTAAAAAAAGAAGCAGAAGAAGGTGGCTATGAAGTTACTTCTAATTATTATGGAGAAGGAAAAAATCAACCTTCTTTAAAAACTGGTAATAAGATGCTTAAAAGAGCAGGAATACCAGAAAATTATATGAAAGGAAAATTTTACGCTAATCCTAAAGATCAAGTTATAAATGCACCAATGACTCCTACTTTATTTAATTATCTTACACTAGCAGAAGAAACAGAACATGGATTAAATGCAATTCCTTTAAACGGACCGCTAGCAGATTTAAGATATATAGAAGAAAAAAGAGCTAAAGATGCTGCATTAGAAAAGGTTGGAGGTAGATTATCTCCTATTGCTTCTGATGTATTTCAAAAAACTAGAGACAGCTACAAAAAAGATCTTATAAAAAAAGTAAATAGACAACAAAGTATTTATGATCGACTTAATAAAATGAAAAATATAAATACAAATTTTGTAATGTCTGGTAATTATGCAACAAAAGAAGATAAAGAAATTTTTGATCTTTTTAAAAACAAAGGAATATCACCAAAAGAATATTATAGTTCGCTTTATCCTGAAGTATTTAAAAATGAATAGTCCTTGTATTAAGATTTGTAAACTAGATATTAAACAAGAATACTGTATTGGTTGTAATAGAACACTACAAGAAATAAGAGATGCGTACATAAACCCAGGAGCGGTAAATGAAAACAGGAAGTTATCAACAAGTAAAAGCGGTAGCACCAATAAATAAAACTAAAGAAAGAAAGACTCCTTTATCTCAACCAGGATCTAAAGGTTATAATCAAAAAGTTATGGAAGGATCTAAGTCTATTTATAGTGGTACAGGCGGTAAATTATAATGGCATATGATAAAGTAACAGATGATCAGTTAATAAATCTTATTGATGCTGGACTACAGAGTTCAGTAGGTGATTGGCTAAACAGTTCAGACTTAACTAAAGAAAGACTTAAGGCTACTTATGAGTATGCTTGTATTCCTGAATCACATTTATCTCCTCAAGGTGTAAGTACTATTGTTGACACTAGTACTACTGAAACTATTGAAGCGTATACTGCAGTATTATCAGAATTATTCTTAAGTAATGGAAGAATAGCAAGGTTTATACCTTGGGATGCTAGTCCTAATGCTTATAAACAATCTAAAGACGCTGCAAACTTTGTAAACTATTGTTTATTTAAACAAAACAAAGGTTGGGAAATACTTTCAACTTGGATCAAGTCATCATTATTATGGAAAAACAGTGTAATAAGATGGGATTTCGTAGAAGATACTAAATATGTAATAGAAGAATATGAAGTAATTGATGAGACTAAACTAGATGAACTATTAGCAGATGATAAATATGAGATTATAGGTGATCTTAACCTCGATGAATCTGCTTCAACAATTCAATATAGTAATGTAAGACTTCGAAAGAAAGTAGATAATAGTAGAGTAAAGCTAGAAGTTATACCTCCAGAATCTTTTAGAATTTCTAATGAAGCAAAAGATATTGAAGACGCTTCTTATGTTGGTCTTCAATCTGAAATGACAAGATCAGACTTAAGAAAATATTACCCTGAATGGGCAAAAGAATTAACAGAAAATGAATGGAATGAAATAGGCGTAGACTCTAATTGGTTAGGCAATACCCCCTATAGTGAAGAAATATCTGCAAGAAAAAATGCAGTAGGTCAAACTTATTGGCAGGGATATGACTCACAAGGTTTATATCCTCTTGAAGCTAATAAACTAGTAACTATAACTGAATCATGGATTAGAGTAGATAGAGACGGTGATGGTGTAGCAGAGCTTAAACACTTTATAACTACAGGTGATAAAGTACTTTATGAAGCAGATGCAGATGCAGTTCCACTTTGTTCTATAGTGCCATTTGATATTCCACATGAATTCTTTGGTTTATCAGTAGCAGACTTTACACGTAGTAGTACATTAGCAAGTACAGCTATTCTTCGTGGATTTGTAGAAAATACTTATCTTACTAACTATAGCCCTAAGTTAGCTGATCCTAACGTAGTAGATTTTTCTGCACTACAAAACATGAAACCAAAACAAATTATACCTACAAATGGAAATCCTACTGGTGCAGTGCAAGCACTTATGCCTGAAACAATTTCCACAGGAACAGTTCCATTGCTACAGCATCTTCAAACTATTAAAGAGCAAGCAACAGGAATGTCAAAAGCTGCACAGGGTTTGAATGATACTTTATATGTATCAGGAAATTCTGAGCAGAAACTAGCGGCTGTACAAACAGCAGCCCAAAAAAGGATCCAGCATATCGCTCGTAGATTTGGGGAAACTGGATTCAAACGGCTTATAGCAGGAATTTATGAAACACTATATAAAAATATGAAAGGTAAACAATCATATAATATGAATGGTGTATTTGGTGATATTGACTTTGGATTACTACCTTCTAAAATGGAAGTAGATATTCATATTGATATCGGTGAAAATTCTAATGCAACACTTATCAATAAACTAGATAAGTTAGGTTCACAAATATTACCTGCACTAAATCAAAGTGGTTCAGGAATGATAGTAAAACCAGAAGCACCAGCAGTTCTTGCAACTAAGTTAATTGAAGCAATGAGCCTTGATAGTAATGATTTCCTAGAAGATTACACTACTGATGAGTTTAAAGAGAAAGCGGCTAAAGCTATACAAGAACAAACTCAAAAAGCTATGCAAAAAACAGAAAACGAAATGAAGCGAGCACAAGCTGATACAGCCCTTGCGGAAGCAAATGTACAATATACTAATGCACAAGCTAAAAATACTATAGATGATAATGCAAGACAACTTGCAGTTTCTATCGATAGACATTTCCAAGAGTGGGCTGATCTTACTGTAAAAGCAACTAAGGAGGGTGCGGAGTTACCTCCACATCCAGATTATGATAAAGTAATAATGTTAGCAAAACAGATATTACAAGACATCTGAGGAAACTATGGATAAATATAGAGAGACAGCTGAGAAGAGGCTGGCTAATAAAAAGTCTCATGGTCATCATAAAATACATCCAGAAGAACTAGCAAGGCAAGCGCATGTTAAAGGCAGCTTTGCTAGTAAAGAAAGAGAAATGTTTTTTGATGAAGCATATGGACAAATATTAATTGATTATTTTATTGAATGGTTAAAAACAGAACCATATGAAACTAAGACCAGAGAATTTTTATATTCTTCAGCAATGGCTTTAGGTAGTGTAAAAGATAAAATGATTAATTTTGAGATGTATGGTAAAAATGTACCACATCTACAGGAGGACAATGATGAAACGAATAATTGACAAAGAAAAAATGCTTAGTAATATTAAAGATATGATATCGACTTTAGAATATGATGCTTCTAGAAGTCCAGGCAAGTCTAAAATGAATGCTCAAAATCTTTACTATTTATATAAGCTAGTTGAAATATATTCCAAAAAACCTACTACTAAGAAGGAGGTTGTATAATGGATACAGATACCAATGCAAACACAGACTCTACCCAGATGGATGACTCTGTAGCAAAGGTTAGTCAAACAGAAGATGCTTTGCTGGCTGACATTATGAGAAACACTGAGTTTCTTGAATCTCTACCCGATGAGCAAGTACCTCCAGTTGACACGGATGAATCAGATCAACAAGACCCAAACGATCTTGAGGAAGCCGATAACGAAGAAGTTGAAGAAGAAATAGAAGAAGAAGTTGAAGTTGTTGAAGAAGAAGATGCCGATGAAGAATCCGCTACCGATGAATCCGAAATAATCTCAATAGAAGACTTAGATTTAGAAGCTAAAACAATCATTAAAGTTGATGGTGAAAATGTTGAAGTTTCTTTTGGTGATCTTATTAAAGGTTACTCTACTGAACAACATCTTTCTAAAAAGGGTCGTGAACTAGGCGATGCAAGAAAAGAACTTGAAGAAGAATACAATAGTAAACTAGCAGAGATAAATAATTTATCTGAAGCTTCTGCTGCTGTATTATATCAAGAAGAAAGCCAATTAGCTAAACAATATCATGACATTGAATCTCAAATTGAAAAAGCGAGAGAAGATGGCGATACTTATGAAGTTAATGAATTAAAAGATAAGCGTGAACAAGTACAAAAAAAGTATTGGGACTCTCGTAATAAAAGAGAAGGAATAGTTAAAACTATATCTACTCAACGCGAAGAAGAAAATAACAAAGCTTGGCAAACACAACTGGAATACTTTAATGAAACTATTCCTACTTTAATTCCTGACTTTAATGAAGAAACAGCTATGCAGATTCGTGAATTTGCTATAGATGAAGGTATAGCACCCGAAGTACTTGATACAATTGCAGATCCTATAATTGTAAAATTTGTTGATGATTATAGAAGATTAAAACAAGGTGTCACTAAAGGTGCAGCTAAAAGAAAAGAGACTAAGGTTAAAACAGTGCCTGTAAGAAAGGCTAAACCTGCCTCTCAGAAAAGGGTTGAAAAGCAAAATTCAATAAGAGATAAAGCTCTTAGTGGAAATGCTAGCCAATCTGAACAAATGGACTTTTTAAAAACTCTTGCGGAGCGATCTTTAAACAGATAACTTAGGAGGTTATTTAAAATGACTACCAATCTCGGTGTACGCGGAACAGGTGGACCACAAGGTCCAGCACGCGGAACTGGCAAAGACGTCTCACAACGTGAGGATCTTGCTAACTTTATCACGATGATTACTCGTGATGAAACCCCTTTTATGTCTTCAATTGGAAAATCGAAGGCAACAGCTATTTATCATGAATGGCAAACAGATACATTAGAAGCTCCAGGAGATTCTAAGATTGCTGAAGGTCAAGACTTCTTGGCTCCAGCAGCAGGTGGCGGAACAGCTACTCCTGCAGTCGGTAATAAGTTTGCTGAAAGCGGTCCAAATAGGACTCGCCTTGGTAACTACACACAAATCAACGGTAAAACAATTGCAGTATCAGGCACACGTCGTGCAGTAGATCAAGCAGGTGTTGCTGATGAATATGCTTATCAGCTAAAGAAGCGTGGTACAGAGCTACGTAGAGATGTTGAATTTGATCTAGTACACGCATATAATACTGCAGCAGCAGTTGGTGTACAAGGTAACACAGCACGTACAATGGCTGGCTATCAGGCATTTATTAACTCAGCATCAACTGTTGATTATATAGGTGAAATTGAAGCTCCTTCAGCTGCTACAACTGGCGCAGGAACTGACAATGATGGAACAGCAATTCCACGTTCAAGCATAAATGGTTCAACAACAGCACCTGATCGTGATCCTCTTGCATTAACTAACATTGATAGTGTTATGCAAAAGATTTATGAGCAAGGTGGTAAAGCTACACAAATTATGCTATCACCAAAACTACGTAGGGATTTTTCAGATCTTATGGTAGGAGATACTGGTGTACAACGTAATATTGATGATGCAGGTAAGCTACGTCAATCAGTAGATGTATACATGTCAGACTTTGGTGATATTATGGTTGTCCCTAACTATATTATGGGATTAACTAATAACGTTGCACTTACAGGTGATAACAACGTTGCTCACTCAGGAGCAGGTGTAACTAACATGGCTGACTTCTCTGCATTGATTTATGATCCAATGTGGTTTGCAATGGCAACACTACGTCCTATGCAGGAAGTAGATGTAGGTCAACAAGGTGACTCAACCAAAGGAATGATGGTTGAAGAGCAAACTTTTGAAGTACGTAACCCACTTGGTTGTGGAGCTATCTACGGACTAGAGTAAGTTTAATTTAGGGGAAATCTAAGGGTTTCCCCTTTTTTATAGGAGAAAATAATGCCTAAAGTTGGTAATAAAGAATTTGAATACAATAAAGAAGGAATGAAAAAAGCTAAAGCTTACGCTAAAAAAACTGGTGATGATGTTGAGTATAAAGCAATGGGTGGTAATGTAGCCAAATATTATTCATTAGGTGGCAGAGTAGAAGGTTGTTTACCAGCTCAAAATAATCCTAGAACAAGAACAACTTAAACAAATAGGAGTACAGTAAAATGCTAGTTATTCAACTTGCTAACGGGAATACTTACCCTGCAGAAACATGTGTATGGCGCACTACAGAAGCAACAGGTGGTGGTTATAAAATAACACACTTTTCACCTAACAGTGCTTCAGTTGCTACAAATGCTGCACCAACAGTAGTTGGAAGCACAGGTGCAAGACTTGGTTATATTGGTAAATCAGGTAGATTTGTTGCATATACCGAAGCACCTTAATTAATATAGAGGACACTATGGCAAAAGAAAATGAATTCAAATTTCACAGTGCTACTGTAGGTAGTGTTGAAGGGATTAATGCAGGCTTTGATTTACAAACAGGCGATTGGCAAGCAATACAAAATATAACTTCTTATAAAGATCAAGCAAAATTAGATAGAGAAAAGCAAGATTATTACGGATTAAATAAAAAATCAAATTATAGAAAGTTAGCAACTATACCTGATATTGTTGCCATAAAAATACTTGAGGATCATAAGTTAGATCTTCATGACCCATCTTTTATGAGAGACCCTAATAATTTAAAACAATTAAAAAAGATTTTAATGACAGAGTATCCTGATTTATTAGTGAATACTTAGTCAGGAGTTTAATATGGCAAAAACATATACACAGTTTGTTGCGTTAGTAAGAGATTGGTCAAATAGAGATACATCCGCATTACCAGATAGTATTATTCAAGATAGCTTAAACTATGCTGCAGATAAAGCTTATAGAAAACTTAGAATAAGTGCTTTAGAAAAAACTGTTAGCTATACTTCTGCTTCATTAATAGCGGCTACTACTACTGGAAATGGTTATGCTGATAGCAAAACAGAAATAACAGTACCTAGTGATCTTATCGAGTTTATACAAATAAGAGAGAAAGACGCTAACGGAATAACAACTCGTGTATTTAATGAAAAGCAAGATGTTCGTTCTTTTAACGATCCATTTTCAACGAGATACGATTCTTTAGCTTACTGGACTAGATCTAATAATAATGTAGTAAGCTTATCTCCTGCTTTTTCAGAAACAGGACTTGGCTCACCTGTAAAAATAGAAATAATATATTATGGAAGACTAGCTGATTTAGATGCAGTTTATAATGTTACTCCAACAAATTATGCAATAGGTTTATTAACAGAAAAAGCTCAGGGTGATGTAGAAACTATTTTAGGATCTACTAGACAAACTGCAGTTGCTTTGTTTTTTGTAACAGGAAGTAATACAGCTTATGCAACTTTATCGGAAGCACAAACTGCAGATACACAAAGTGCTGGTACAACTACAAAATATTATTGGGGAAAAGAAGCGGCTAACTGGCTACGAGATCAAAACGAAAGAATACTTTTGATGGGAGCATTAGCTGAATGTTATGCTTACCTACAAGATGATGATCAAGCAGCTAAATATCTTGCTTTATATCAACAAGAAATTGATGAATTAAATAACGAAGATAAAAGACGTAACTCATCTGGAGGTAATGTTCAAATTAATTACACAGGGAGTGGTTTGATATGAGTCCAGCAACACCTACTGAAGACACTATTGTTGCAGCAAATCCTGAAACAGATTTAGCAGGATCAACTGATGATCCACAAGCAGGTGGTTTATTTTCAACAGGGGATGAGACTATTCTTTCAGGAATTAATTCTTCAATAACTGAAAATGCTTTAGCAGCCAAGGCTTCAGCTGATGCCGCAAAGGTAAGTGAAGTTAATGCGGCTGGCAGTGCTACAAGTGCATCTACAAGTGCTACTAACGCTAGCACAAGTGCTACTAATGCAGCAGCTAGCGCAACTAGTGCCGCATCAGATTTAGCATCAATTGGAACTTCATTAACTGATGCAGAAACAGCTAGAGATGCCGCGCAAGCAGCACAAACTGCAGCAGAAACTGCAGAGACTAACGCTGAAACTGCTGAAACTAATGCTCAAACCGCACAAACTGCAGCTGAAACAGCAAAGACAGCAGCTGAATTAGCTGAGACTAATGCTGAAACTGCAGAAACAAATGCATCAAATAGTGCAACTCAAGCTTCTAATAGTGCTACTGCTGCATCTACTAGTGCTACTTCTGCTTCTACTTCAGCAACAACGGCAACTACAAAAGCCTCAGAAGCTTCAACATCTGCTTCTAACGCGGCTACTAGTGAAACTAATGCAGCAACTTCAGAATCTAATGCAGCTACTTCAGCCACTAATGCAGCAACTTCAGAATCTAATGCATCTACAAGCGCATCAAATGCAGCTACTAGTGCTACTCAAGCAGCTGCAAGTGCTACTGCTGCATCTACAAGTGCAACGAATGCAGCAACAAGTGAAACCAATGCTCAGACTGCACAAACAGCCGCTGAGTTAGCGGAAACTAATGCTGAAACCGCAGAGACTAATTCTAATACTTCTGCTTCTACTGCAACAACAAAAGCTAGTGAAGCAGCTACAAGCGCAACTAATGCGGCTACTAGCGCAAGCACTGCTACTACTAAAGCAAGTGAAGCTTCAACTAGTGCTACAAATGCGGCTAGCAGTGCTTCTACTGCTACTACTAAAGCAAGCGAAGCTTCTTCTAGTGCCGCCTCTGCTTTGACTTCAGCAAGCACTGCAACTACTAAAGCATCAGAAGCAGCTACATCAGCAACTAATTCGGCTACATCTGCTACTGCAGCTCAAACGACTCAAACTGCAGCTGAGACCGCTGTAACTAATGCTGCAACTGCGGAAACAAATGCATCTGCATCTGCAAGTAC